AGAAGTGGGTACTCCATTCATAAAGTTTGACGTTAAAACACATAGAGGGATGACAAAACTACATGTAAAAAATGACACAAAAATTTTGGTAAGTACAATGAATCGAGCAATGGAAACGGCAACACATGCGTTTAATGGGTTCGGTAATTGCAAGTTTGAATATACACCATTATTGGAAGAAGTTGTTAGGGGAGATAACTACGACAAACGATACAAAGATTATTTAAAATTAGCAAGACAAGTTAAGAAAATGGGAAATAGCGACATACGATCAGTTATAATGGTGTGTCATCATAATACAATTAGATACATGATATGTGCATTGGCTAAAGTATATGGAACGCGGTATCCAAATATACATTTTAACACTATCAATGCAAGTTATATCGACATGGAGTTTAGTGGACATCCGTTATTGCGTAAATATACATATTGTGTAATTGACAAGGGAGAATTGCGCCATATTCCACAAACGACAAAAAGTATGACAACGTATGATGCAAAAAATTTGTTAATGGTAGGTGGATCATTCGAGTTTGGTTATACAACTGAGTACATTCTTTCATCAGAAGAGGGTCGAACTGTTGTATATGCAGTTGATGAAAATCGGCCGGATTTACAAACATCACTATCTGATGTAAAATTTGTAAAATCTCAACTGCCGAAATTATCAGTTTCATTTGTATTAGATGATGAATATATGGTGTGTGCTTCATCAAATAATAGTACAAAAAAACTTAAAGATGATAAAATACCACGAGAACTTGCGGTTGCTGTACGTCTAAAAAGTGGAATAACTAAAATACTATTTCATAGCGATGTATATCCAATTCATAGAAATTATAACATCCCGGGTGAAATTTTTGAGGTGCTCATATGGAATATGAATTGGGTTGTTATTATTGTAAAAACTGACGACGGCTCGCTAATTGCATATATTCCTCATGTAAAAACGGATGTAGAAAAGTTACTCCCGGCTGATTTTATGATTCCGGTATATGTAATGATTTTTAATGGCAATGATGACAATATTGAATTTGAAGCGTATACACTGGATCAAAATCTCGAATAACGCCGTGACATGTTGAGCGATGGAATTCGTGACAGGTTGAGCGATGGAATTCGTGACAGGTTTAGTGATGGAAATCGTGATATTCGCGACATACTCGGTGCCATTTATTGTATGTGATTCGTTGATAATGTTCTTGATTTTGATGAACGGCTATATGCGATACCAGCTCCAGCAATAATAACACCAATAACCGATATAATTATTATTGCGGTTTGTGTATTAATTCCATCGTTTGGATCATCATTACTGTTATCCGTTGATGGCGCCTCAATATCATTTATGGGTGGAGTACTGTCTTCGGTCGAATTTGTACCGCTTGCTGTTTGGATATAATGCTTAATCCAATCGGTGTAAATGCCCACGCGAACAAATGCATCCGGTTCACCTTTTAGTCCACATGGTAAAATGACAAAACTTGATACTCCAACCACTGTCTTTTTTCCATCGTACGTTTTAAATAGTGGACCACCACTGTCTCCATTACATATTGCATCATTTTCATTACCCATTGCACATATATTCGTATATGACAATCCAATCTGTCCAGGAAAGTTATCTAAACTATGCATACTTGATGTATTTACGCACGTATTTGTATTTAATTCCACTCGCAACTTTGCAGATTTTAAAATCAATGGATTGCCGCTACGTGTTTTCCCCCATCCGGTTGCTGTCATGTATTCATGATTAATTGCAGCATTTGTTGGCGTAAAATGTGGATCATCATCTCCTTGGTCTGAATTAACAATCATTGGTGTAGCGATATGTGCAGGTACTTCTTCTTTAAGTTCAACTAACATAAGATCATGCTGCGCAGTTTTTTCATTATATGATGGATGACGTATTGATCTTTTAACACTAATAATCATAACTGTTGTTATCATTGTTGTTGTTACCATATGAGTAAATTGAACCGATTCTAACCGAATCATCTACCCTAACTGGGCAGTGCCCTGCAGTTAGTACATATTTTGGATGAATTAATGTACCACCACAATAATGACTATGATACGTATCATGAGAATATCTTGCCAGTGAAACTACACCATTTGTATCATTGTATGATGCAACATTTTGCCCGCCGATTATTGATTTTTGTGTTGGTATTGATGCTTTTGCACCAAATAATGTATTTGTTTGTACAAGTATTAGTAATACAATTGTTACAATTACTAAAAGTACACTCCCCCCGACTGCCAATACTCTTGAAATCATTTACTTACACTATATAAAATATATTTTTTTTGTATTTCTACTAAGCATATGTTTGAGTGCAAAGGAAATGCCGGACTGCTTCGTCGAGTTATTGAATGTATTGCTGAGTTAATTATTGAATGTAGGTTTGATTGTAGTGAAAATGGTATGGTCGTGCAGGCAATGGATTCTACGCATGTGTGCCTTGCTGCAATTAATCTGTTGCGCGATGGTTTTCTTCACTATGATTGTAGCCAACCGCTTGTGATTGATATCCCAATTGACAAATTTAAGAAGATTCTTGCATGTTCCGGTCCCGATGATACATTTACACTTCGATTTAACGGCGGCTCGGTACTCCTAATAATGTTTGAGACACCAACACGTGACCGAATTACTGATTTTGAGCTCAATCTACTTGACATTGAGCAGGACGCAATGTCTGTTCCGGAACTCGAACCGCATTTGCATGTACAAATGAATTCAATTGATCTAAAGCGCATTGTAAAGGATTATCAAACATTTGGTGACGTGATTACAATTTCTGGAACAAAGGATGGCGTTACTTATTCGGTAAATGGTGATTTTGGGAAAGGAAATATTCTTATAAAACCAGTAGATCCAGAAACTCTTCCAGCAAATGATCCTCTTCGAAATAACAAAATGGATATTACCGAACCGGTAGTACAAAAGTTTTCACTCAAGTATTTTAGTAACTTTATGAAAAATACTGCATCTGATATTGTAGTACTAGATTTAGTAAATGATATGCCAATGTGTCTTACATACCCACTTGGTGTACGTGGATCTGTGAAATTTTATCTGGCGCCTAAGATAGACGATCTGTAATCTATATGTTTGAAAATGCAGATATCGTATCGGTATTAATAACAGAAATGTTTAATACATATAATGACACTCGTTATGGAATTGGATCGCCATATTATAAACTTTTACATACATTAAATTGCGTGAATAAAACATTCAAAGAAAACACAAAGTTCGGTATTGAACAAAGTGCACTGAACAAATCGAATATATATAACAAGATTGTGAACAATGGCGCTGAAACAATGATTTATGATCGAATTAATGGCAAACGAAAATTAATGAAGCAATATAAACCCCCAAGCGAAAGTCATGGATTGTCGCGACAATATGTAAATTCAGTATTGCTTAATCGTTTGTTCGATAGTCACCCAGCTATTCTTACAATGGATGCGTCTCTAACTTATTTGAACAAGAATGCAATTATATACAATTTGCCAGTAGACAGTGTATACGATGTAATAAAATATGGCTCTCTTGGACCATGTCCAGAAATAATCATTGTTCATATGATGCGGAGTATATTATCTGCACTTGCAACGCTTCATTCTCACAATGTAACGCATGGATACGTTACAGTGTCTACGATTTATATGACAACGTTTAGTGAAAGTGGATTGCCTTCATTTTATCTATCATACTTTGACAAGTCGTTAATTTTAAATAATCCACACACAACCAATGATATCGTAAATGTTGCGGAAATTGCACTCGCATTTCTCCAAAATGATATGGATGTTATTCCTACTTACAATGCTATGATAAACGAAGGGGTTACGTTTAACGATTTTTATGAACATACATGCAATGTTTCAGTGTTTTGCAATAATATAAAAACAACTGAAACAAAGTACGTGCACCGCAACCGATCACTTATGCGCGTATTATATAAGATATTGTGCAGTCGTTACAGTGACACAATAACCGCGCATTCTATACTTACCGACTTGGTCGTGTTTGATCATCCGGTTGTCATGATTCCATCAGCACCCGGCCGTATTCTTGCGTCATATACTGTGGATTTCGTCGGTGATCCATTTATTCGGCATGGGTTTACAACTGCACTTGATAAAACGGGCCGCAGTATGTGGACATATGCAAGTGAACTCCTCGTCAAATTTGGACATTTTGTTGAGGTGTCATTTCATATTACTCTGATGCAACAGGCCGTGCAAATTATGTACAATTTCATGCATACTGTAGATGTTATAACTTTGGACAATGTACCAAATTTATGCAATGGACATAGTACCGAAGAAGCTAAAATATTACTAATATCAACTATCGCACTTTCATGTTTGTCGTTATCGTCTAAAATTAATCATGTACATGCAACCTGGATATACAAAGCATGCAACGCAGAATGGGCACATAAATCGTTCGGTATGAATCTAGAAATTACCCCAGAGGATATTTGCAAAATGGAAGGTGTGATCTTAAACAACATCGATTCTTATGTATATCTGCATAAATTACCGATATCGGTCATCTGTTCTACATTAAAAAAACACTATGCGGATAATAATCCGCGTATATGGACTCGAGGGAGTGCAGCTTTACTTAAGCACGTTTCAACTGCGGTTATGGTATATACACCAATCGTTGATTTTTCTACTACATCTCCAATTATCGCCGAATTAACTAATATATGCACGAATATTGGATACAATAAAAAAACGCACGCACCTATAACACACGCTGCGTTATCTTCAAGTTATAAACACCCATATGTTATCTCAACTAGTGAAACTAGTATACATACTAGTGTCAGTTGGTTGCTTACTCGGTTAACAAAAGATTAAGTGTATGTAATGGGGATTAATGGGCTATCTCGTCTTATTAATAACAAAGCTCACAATGGTACATCAAATAAAGATTTAGATTTACTGTCTGGAAAAGTAATTATGATTGATGCATCTATGCAAATTTACCAGTGTCTTATTGCTATTCGACAAGGTCCATCGGGGCAACTTGCAGCTTCCGAAGGTGAAGTGACTTCACATTTAACAGGTATTTTTTACCGAACCATTCGATTAATTGAAGCAGGAATTAAACCCGTCTATGTTTTTGACGGAAAGCCACCTGTTTTGAAAAAGAAAGAGCTTGATAAACGAAATGAACGACAGGCACACGCACTATCCGAACTAAAATTAACCGACGATGCAACTGAAGTCGAAAAACAAGAAAAGAGAAGCGTTCGCGCAACTCGCGAACATAGCGAAGAAGTAAAAAAGATGCTAACCCTAATGGGCATTCCGGTCGTTCAAGCACCATGTGAGGCCGAAGCTACGTGTGCTGCATATGTAAAAACAGGAAAAGCGTATGCCACAGCAACTGAAGACATGGATTCTCTGACATTTGGATCAACTTATGTAATCCGTCATATTAATAGCACCGACCAAAAGAAGCAACCAACAGTTGAATACTCGTTGCCAAATATTTTAAATGACATGGGAATTACAATGGATCAATTTATTGAGATTTGCATTCTTTCTGGATGTGACTATACTAAAACAATTAAAGGAATTGGCCCAACTCGAGCATATCAATTAATTCAAGAACATTCAACAATTGAAAATGTTCTTGATGTGTTAAAGAAGAAACATGGCGAAGCGCAATTTTCAACAATGGTACCTGATGATTATCCAATTGAAGCAGTTCGTGATTTATTCAACAACCCGGACGTGGACATTACGCAAGAACTAACATGGAATACCATAAACCGCGATGCACTTATTGCATTTTTAGTAGAAGATAAGAAATTTTCTGCCGATAGAGTAAATAAAGGCTGTGATCGCATCCTTGCTGCAAAAGCAAAAGGTACACAACATAGAATTAACCACTTTTTCAAAGTAAAACAGACTCCTGTGGGCCAGAAACGAAAGTAATATAATCAATATGTTTAGACGCGGGGATGAAACTGAATATATTACGTCTATTCGTGAAATTGTAACAAGATATATGACCTCTTATGAAAAATATCACACACTTATTTATGGAATTCATAAACGTCGCCAGGGTTGGGGGGATAATTTACGTTTACAATCATTGGAGGAAAATGATGGAGATGTTATAATGGCAACAAATGATTTATTGATAAACCGTCCATGGAAAATGTTGGACCGAGAGTTATCGCAACATGAAAATTTTATTTCTGCATCGGACTTACTTCAACACATTGACCAAACTTACGGAAAAACGTATTCAATTGATGCACAATTAGAATTCAAGACAACCCGGGATTATAATCTCGCGAAATATATTAACAGTAATTTAGAAACAATACTGGAAACGTTTTTCAGTACATGTAAAATGTATATTGGCAATCTTAAGATATTACCAGAACAAGTATTAATGGTAATATGGAATACCACCATCCTTCCATGTCATTCTGAATCGTGTATGATACCGCATCACGAATATACCGACATTGATCATATGCTAGTTATTCGCAACCCTGCAAATGTACCATTGAAATTTCATATTAATACAACAATGCCCGGGTCGGGGAAATCTATAATTCTTGGCCAGACTGCAATGCGTTTTGTAAATGATGACAACATATTTAATGTATATGCCAATGCTCACAAAAACCCACCTGATCATGTTGACTATGGTGGTTTTTCAACAACTGTAAAGAATAACATTGAAAGATATCTTGCTCGTCTGTTTTTAATTATTTGCCCAGTTGCTCTAAAAACACAACTTCATGAAACTATGAAAAAAATAGTTGAAGGCACGAATGTTGATTTGTGGTTTAATATTGATTCTCGTAACATGAAAACCGCATATGATAGCAAGAAACGTATTATTTGGATCGTTCCTATGAATCAAACCACGACTGCAATGTTACGTGAGGAACCGTCATATGACTTTTTAGCATGTGGTATGGATGAATGCAATGCATCTATAACAAAACATGGTAATTTCCCAGAGTCTGAAGCAATGACATACATTATTACCCAAGCGACTCCAATTAAACTAAATGATGAAATGTCAACAAAGCCAAAACATAAATTACGCCAGGCGTTACAATACCCAGTATTTCCGGCAAGTACATTTGCATTAACAAAGACAAGTGCGTATGCTTATATGAAGGCGCAAATGATGTTTACGCCATCGTTCATCCGGGATGCTTTAAATCAACGTGCAATCGCCATGATGCCACCTGGCTATAATATATATACATTGGAATGTAACTTTGTAAATATCCGTACGGTATTAACTGGACAGCGAAATGATGTTCTTGCACCAATTGGTATTCGTGATTTTCTGCGAGATGAACTTGCGCCGCATGCAACTCGTGTGGCAAGTATTTCTCCAACTCAATACCAAGAATTAATTGAACGTTTAAACATCGATCAATTAAATATTGATGTAATTTCGGGTATATTAAAAGATGCCGTCGATATGATTACCGTACCAAGTAATGCGTCTGTTGAACAACAACGTTCTGCATCAAAGATGCGATCAAATCTTACTCGATTGGGGGCAAATCTTGACTCAGTTTTTCAAACTTCCATGGAGTGTCCAGTTTTACTTTGCCAAGTTACACGTCAAAATGCAGTAATTCTAAGTTGCTGCATGAATGTGATATGCAAGGAGGCAGATGACAATTTACGTTTACATAATGCAACATCGTGTCCGATGTGTCGTGTTCGTCGCACGACATCGGTTACTATGAGTGAAGAAGAACCTGAAGTTGAAGTTGAAAATGATTTTGAATTAATTGAAAACGAAACAATTCCACAGACAATTCAACGCCTTACTGCCATGAAAAACAGCCCAGTTGATTCAATTGCTCATCTTATTAATGCTAGTATTAATGCAAATCCATCATCGCGGATTTTATTAATGTCTGCGCGTTTTCTTGGCGTAAATGTAGCCGGTATGACTGCAATCGCACATATTCGACGTCAGGTGCATGCAGCATTTCCGAATACTGAATTTCTTGATTCAAGTGGCCGCAAAAAAGTAAATGTTGGCAAGTATAATTCCCCATTGAAATATACGAACCCATATGTAGTAATGATGGATATTTCAGATCGTTCGAATACTGCACAGGGGTTGGATTTATATTCAACTACATTATCAATTATCGCAGGAGATTCACGAAACGACATCAAGCTACAAATAATTATGCGTTCGTCTCGCATGGGGTTAAATAATGAAAATGCATTCCCTCGTGCAATTGTGAATGTTATATAAGTTAATCTATGATTACAAAAATTAACGATAAGTCGGCAAAGTCAGTAGTATCCAGGTAATTTTTATGAATCAGCCACAACCCACCAAATCCAACTAAATTGGAACACACGAGACCTATAATTCGTGTAGTTGTCATTGTATGTATTGTGTTTGTTTTAAAATCAAATAATACAAAGAAATTCATAAGTAAAATTATACCTACACCAAAAAGTAGTACAAAGTAACTACCGCGTGTCATTTATATTTAAAAAATAAAATATGTTTAATGGAACGAATGCCGACTGTTACTGTGATAGTTGTGCATGTGACGATTACGCTGTTTTGCATGATATATTCTGAGTTCTATATCTGTGATTCTTTCTTGTGCTTGGCGTTTATCAGATACTATATATTTTTTTGAACGTTTGATTATACTATAAATTTATTCACGACTATCTTCCAGCGGATTTCCTGCAATGACTTTTGCAATGACATTAATGATTCGACCTGCCCACATAACCTGCAGAATATAAAGGGACGTAAGCGCAGCAATTGCTACGGTATATATCGGTTTCGATGCACAATATGAATACGATACACCGCCTTCATAAAGTGCACATGATACGTGCGCACATGCATCATATGGATTAACAATACTCCCAATTGCATATACTGGATATAAATAAAGACGTAGGTAAAAGAATGACGATGCAAAAATGATAAATGATACATCCGAAATAATTGAAAGACGTGGACGGATTTCTTTTGCATAATTCATGCATTTTGCGAGTTCGAGAAATACATCAGAACCGTCATGAAGAGTCATGATAAAAAAGCCAATTTTTGTAAAATTAAATACCCATGAGACATAAACCAATACTAGTGTAATTGCATGATGAAATACATGTTCATTAAAATCATCAAGTCGTTCGTCTCCAAAAATGTAGACGGTTTGGTGAATATAAAACCCGGCGTATAGTGCATACATGAACTTGATACCGCTTCCTGGATTATACAATGGCCAGTTCTCAAAAAAAGATGATTCTTTAAAATCAACAGTATCATCTGTCATAAAAACAATAATTGATGAAATTGTTGCAATTGAATATAATACAAATCGCCACGCAGATTGCTGAAATTTTAGAACACGTTCCGGTCGTACCATAATTTCCGATAGTGGATCTAGTATATAAATCATGACAAATGTACGTAAGATTGTTGCAAAAGAAAACATAATTACTGAAAATTGTGCCATTTCCATAATGTCTGCATACATAAAATCACGAAGTCCAGATGTGCCACAATACATATTATTAGGTACCGTTATCAATGGTTATCTTGACTGGCGGTGCGGAATTATGTGATGTGGTATTTGCCCAATATAATATTAATTTTAATATATAAAATTGTGAAAATATACGGATTAATGAATAAATAAATAAGAGTCCGGTAGGTATGATAATTGCTAGTATCCAAGAATTCTCCATTTGTTTTATTATTAAAAATATATTTTAATATATCCATTTATACAATGTCATCGACCGTTTGGATTGTTTGTACGTTTTCGTCTACATTACTGGTAAATGAAGAAACATATGAATAAACGCGAGAATATACGCTACGTACAGAGATCATGATAGTGTTAAACATTTATTATTTTGTAACATAAAATAACAAATACTATAATTTGCACACCATGTCGTCTAATATAACGGACATACAACGTCGAGAGATGATGAAAAATAGTTTAAAAACGCGGAGACTAAATAAAGTGAAACGTTTAATGAAATCTGCAATTGCGTTATGCAATGAGATCGGAGAATCACCAAAGGTTTTATTTGAAGAAGTGTTAACGGTAGAGCATATCGATATACCAGAATGGTTAGAAAATGCCGCGGAAATTTTACAATCGTGAATTTAGTTTGCATCGGTTTTATCAATTGCATTTTTTATAAATATTAAAACTGGATCAGTTGGTTCATACTTGTCCCATGATTTTACAATTGCATTGACTTGTGGAACAATGCGTTTGCATTGTTCTTCTTCGTCTGCATCAAGTTCCATGTCACTATCCGAACTATCTGAACTATCTGAACCATCTGCATCATCAGATTGCATTGATTCACTGTCGCTGTCATATTCATCAGATTGTGACCCGGCGTCGGAATCGTCAGAACATACGTTTTCCCATAATTCTTTTGCTGCATCTTCGACACGTCCTTCAAGATCGTCAACCCGTTGGAAAAACATGCGTGCTTGGAATTTTAACCCTTTTAGAATATCGTCATCTGTAACGTTTTTGCGCCCAGATCCAATCACGTATTCTGCAGCCGTTTTTAGTGCTTCTTCTGAAAAAACTTGCATCAGTCCCATGGTTGTTGCAATAAAATGTTGTTGTTCTTCGTCATCTGAATCAATATCCAGACCATATCCTGTTTTCAGTTTAATATCTTTTGGATCCATGTTGTCTATTTACATATAGTTAACAAAAAACAAATTTGTATGTAATTATATAATAAAATGGGATTTCACTTGCCAAGTGTTTTT